GGAAATAGACCCGCCCCGGTTGCAGACGGACCATCTGATAGAGGGTTGTTTGCTCGCTGCCGTTGCCGACAAGTTTGAGAGCTCGTCCCCGGTAGGAAAGGACATCGCCCGGGCGGGTCGTTGTGATCGTGACCTGGGGACTCGTGCCGCCAGTGAGTTTATTGATCGCCCCGAGCTGGTTGATGTCCCCCGGCGTTTTCTCGAAGGTGACAGTGAACGGATTTGTCCCCGTCACAGTGACCGCCTCCAGGCCGCGGATGCCCTGCAAAGCGGACTGGATTTCACTGGCCGTCGGGGCGTAACCGATCGGCTCGGTCTGGAAAATCCTTCCCAAAGGATCGGTCCACGTGAGGACGAAATAGCCTCCCGTGGGATTGCCGGAAATAGTGATTTGCTGCTCCTCCGGTTCGGTCACCAGGACGGTCGTCCCCGGGGTGCCTGTGTGGATCGTCCAGCCGTCGGGGATATTGGCCGAAGCGACCTCGAAGCCCGCATTGCGGAGCAGGGACTGTTGGAAGGTGTTCACGGGAAGTCTGAAATACGCCCCCGAGCCACCGGGCCAGGAGGCATCTCCCCGGGAGACTGGGGCCTCGGCACTCACGTTGATCGCGCTGCCATCACTTCGCAGGACGATCGACTCGGGATAGATCCAGACAGGTTCGCCGTAGGTGTTGCGGTCGCTGACGGCAACCAGGACGTCGCCCGTGTTGCCGGTGGCGGGAGTAACCGTTAAAGACTTCGTGGAACTGGCGAAATAATAGCCGCCCGCAACCAGGTCCCGGCGGAGCGTCTCCAGGGCATCATTGATTGTGCGAAAGACCAGGCCTTTTTCGCTGATGTAGCGCCGCAGGAGGGCAACAGCGACACCGGTCAGTTGTCCCTCCAGATTGCTGCCGGCGGAGTCCCAGGTGCTATGGGCCGAGAGGGCATTCTGGGCCTCGGGGAAGAGGTCCAGGGCGGCCTCCAGGGCATTTCTTTTGGTGAGGACGGACCCTGTGCGGGCCGCATCGACCGCCCGGCCGAGGCCAAAGAGCTTTCCCAGGAGGTTGAAGAAACCGCTGTCGGCAGAAGGCGTGTAGAGGTCCATAAAGGGGATTCTACCGTCTACGCCGCTTTAAGTTGGGACAGGCGGCCGGTCTCCGCGAAACATCGGCCGTCCCGGGGGAGATAAGGCAAGTGGAATTTGATCGGAAGTCGGGAAAAACCCTAGAGCGTGGAGCGACGGGCGTGCCAGGCCTGGAACTAGAGAATGAGATCCTTAACCGCTTCCCACTGGTTGTCCAAATAGGGCTCCCAATATTGATAAAGAGGATTGTCTTTGTAATTGGCGCCGAAGATCGACTCTGTCATCCATTGTTTCATCTTTTGTTCGTATTCTGCCTCGGCCTTCTTGTACTCCTCGGGAGGCAGGTCCTCAGGAGGCGGTTTGGGCTCCGTCAGTTTGGTGGGAATTTCTTGGAACCACTTCGCCAACTCGTAAGCCTCTTCCAATGTCCGAGGCCGCCTTTTGACCTCATCGCTCATGGGAGGGTTCCTCATAGCCAACTGGGTAGTTCTTCGCGAGAAACTTCCCGTAATACCCTTTCTCTGCCCGTTGTCGAATCTCCTCGGGATCTCTCGTATCTCCTCTATATCGCATGAAGTAAATCGGCGGGCGGTCGTTCTTTTCGTAGTCCCAATCCTCGGGGGCGTACTGATCGTCCCAAGCCACGACCTTGTACACCCGAAAGCCGTATTTATGATAAATTTCCGCCAAATATGGGCCAATACAATCCAGCGTCGTAGCCCCTTGGCTGATGGCTTGGATCACCGCCGCCTGGCCCGCACCCTTGGGCCCTTCTGGCGTCCGATATACGTTGCACAGGTCATACTCCCCGGGTCTACCAGGGATTGGGACGAGCATATATCCGGCGGTGCCATCCGCTGTCTGGAAAATTTTAGCCCCTTGTTTAATTTTATCACGGATCTCCTCGGCGGAATACAACGTCAGGAAAGCCCGCCGATCGGGGGGAAGTTTGTCGCGGAACTGAACGAAGCGTTCGGGGGTCGTTTCGTGAAAATCAACCTTTGGGATCTCCTCTCGCTTTGTGCCTGCGGCCTTGGTTTCCTTTTGTTGCGGGACCTCTCTTTTCTCACCGGGTTGACGAATCGTCTCGGTAGGCTTTGGCCGTTCAGGGTGGGAAGGCGGTTGGGTGGTGGTGGTTGGTCTGGACGGACCAGTTCCGCGGCCTCCTGAGGCCACCGTGCCCACGATTTGCCATTGATGAATTCCCCGGGCATTGGGCAGCCAGGCGTAGATTTTGTCCTTGAAGATATACGTTTGTCCATCCTCCGGATTGGCCGGGGCCCCGGGCGGGATCCAGTAACGTTCTAGCTCCGTTTCCTGCTCCGTATACTGGGCAGTCGGCACGGTCGTTTCCAAGGACCGATAGGCGGGATTCTGGAGATAATCCTCGTCTGGCCCTGGTTCGGCTAGGTCGAGCAGTTCGCGGAGGTCCGCCGTGCGAATCTTCAGTCCCATGTTGAAGGCCGCCTGGATGGCCTCCAGTTTCTCGCGGGTGTCATCGCGTTCCAGCTCGATGACGAAGCGGAAGGCCAGAGGATCCAGGGCCGGCCAATTCCAGCCCACGAGCCGACGAACGAGCTGATCAGTGAGCGTCTCCTGCAAGTTGATCGCATCGTAGCGGACGATCTGGAGGAAGGTGTCCAAATGGATGGACGCCAGGTTCGACCCCAGCCCCGTGGCATGGGCCTCCGTCGTCAAGGTTTGGCCCAGGATGTAGCGCTTGATCTGGTGGCCGAAGTATTCGGTGATGATCTCCTTGAGGGCCTGGGCCCCGGCCAGCGAGGGCTCGATCCGTTCCACCCCGTAAATCGCCCCTTCCATCCCCGGAGGCCTGGGGACTAGCAGGATGTTTTTGTTGGGCCCGGCCCGCTCTGCCGCCGCCTGGCGGAGCTCCTCCCGGGCCTGAGGGTTCCCGGCTGGATAGTACCAGAGTTCGATCCCGAAGGCACTCCGCTCGAGGAACTCCATGAGCCAAGCCAGGGCATCCTGCTTTTGGTACCAGGTCCAGTAGATCCGGTCGCGGATCCCCACCCCGAAAATCTTGCTCGCGTTGCGGGGCTCCTCATACTCGCCGTCTTCGATGTAGTGCCGGTGGACGACGAGAAGTTCCCGCTTCCCCGGGGGTGGGAAGTAGGCCCAGCCGAACTCCGTCGATTCGATCCACCGCCGGTGTTCCTCGTGCCACCGCCGCACCTCCTGGCTCAGCCCGGAGATCCCGCCGACACGGATCCCTAGGCCGTCCAGGATGTCGCCGGTGTCGGCATCGACTTTCCAGACCAGTTTGTCACCGTGAACCGGGATCCAAGACCGTACGACGACGACTTTGTCATCGTCGATCCAGTCCCAAGCGTAACGGTTAGCCACCGCGTAGCGACCAAACCACAGGGCGTGGAGGAGGTTTTCGCGGTACTGGGTGAAACGCGGGATACGGCGGAGGATTTTTTCCAGGATGGAACGGGCCTCTTGATAGGGTGGATCGTCGCGGTCGCATTCGATCCGCCAGTCGAGCAGGGCGACGGCCCGCTGGCGAAGCTCGACGCACTCCATGACCGAGGCGTCGGCCCGCATCTTGATAGCATTTTGGCGGGCGAAGCGGAGGGCGGTGTCCGAGGGCCAATAGACCCGGGCGGAGCCTCCCGTATACAGGCCGAGGAAGCTCGCCGCGTGGGGGAAGATGGACCGTCCCTGCCCCGGCGGCGTGCCGGGGATCTCAGTAACTCCCTCGTTCGTGACAAGGTAGAGGGCATCCCCGGCCATCATCAATTCCCGGTGTACGGCTTGTAGATGTATCCTTGCGAATTAGGATAGCACTCAAACGTGAGCATGAGCCGGCTGTGCCGCGAGCCCTTGTTGATCTCCAGCTGCCCGCGGAGCACCGCCACCGGCAGGTCCCAGCTTCCCACGTTGCACTTGAGGACGAGCCGGAAGGCCTTCTGGCCGCCGATCATGACAATCCCCGGATCGTAGGCATATCCCGGATTAGGCGTCGTCACCGAAATGCGTGCTGCTAATTTGTCGGCGACAACGGCATCCCACTTCACGAGTTCCATCGTAACGCGGACGCGCTTCCCGTGATAGACAAGGTCGATGGGGGGTCCGGAGTCGCCACCCCGCTCGTCGGAGTGGATCTCTTCGTAAAAATCCTCTTCCTGGATACGGACGCCATTGGCCGTGTAACCGAGGACCTCCAGGGCGGTATCCGCGCACTCTTGCGGTCCCACCTTGACGAGTACGGCACCAGAGACTTGGACCGAAATCGGCATGGCAGCTCTCCTTTATCGTGGCATCCGATCAGCCCGGCTAGGGTAGTAGGCGTCGCAGCGGTCGACGAGGAGGTTCATCCGCTGGACCTCCACGAGCAACGGGGCCTCCGTCTTTGGTAAGCCCGCATCCTGGGCCCCTGGCGTCGCAAAGATCCGCTCGCCTTTGGCCAACTGAGACAGTTTCTCCTCGACCCACTCTTGGGCCGCCCGGTAGTTCTCTTCGCCGTAGGTACTCACCCGGGCTGCCGCCAGATTGAGGACCGCCCGCGTGCAGACCAGCCGTTTGAGGAAGGCGGCGTCGTCTTCCTCCAAGTTGGCGATGTCCTCCAAGGTGTAGCGGCGCCCTTGGAGGATGGCGCTGCGGACTTCCCCGCTGGCGTCCCGGAGGGCGGAGAGGATCCGCGGGTTGTTGGCCAGATCGGTCTCCGGACTCCCATCGTCACGGGCTAGATCGGCCAGAAGGTTGCGGTCGAAGCGATCGATGAGGTCCTGGACCGTCGCCAGCATCGCGGAAAGACCTCCCGATCAGGTAATGTTCGTGATGAGGACAGCAGCGGCCGGGGCCACCAGTTTGACGTCGTAGTCCTCAACGACCCGCCCCACGAGACGACGGTTGTCGGGATCGTCTTTCTGCTCCACAGTCATTTCTTCCAACATGAAGAAGCAGCAGGCGGCGAAGTTGATGACGTTGGCCATGCCCTCCATGCCGCCAGGTCGGGCTAGAAGGACGGCCTGGTTGTCGGGCCAGATCGAAGAGACCGAGCGGGTCCCGCCTTTTTTGCTCGTGACCTTCCTGGTCTCGTCCACCACGACCTTGAAGCCGTAGAGACTTTCCGGCACGCCGTAGCTCACGTTCGTACGCTCACTGGCCCCGCGGAGGAAGTCGAAGCCGGCCTGGTACTTGACTTGCTCCAAAATTTCCGGGGCGCTAGCAATCTTTTTGGCTAGGCCGGTCCCAATGACGAGGACCAGATCGTCTTTGGTGACCAGACCCAGGGTGTCGTCTAGGATGAGATCCGCCGCCGCGTTGAGGGTCTTCTGGATGTACATCCCCGAGGAGCCGAAGGCCGAACTGGACCACGCCCCAAAGGCACTCGTGGCGTTGATGACGTGGTTGCTCGGGTACTGTGTCGAGTCGAGCAAGACATTGGCGGCCAGTTGGGTCCGCATCGTCATCGCCAGTTGCGCCTTGGCCGCCGCATGCCGGGCCACAATGTCCCAGGAGGCCTGGCGGACCGCCTTCCAGCCGATCGTAAAGTCGTACTCATACCTCGTGGTATGATAGGGCCGGAATTCGAATTCCTGATTGCCAGCATGCCGCCTAGGGGCGTCTGCCCCATCGTACCAGACGAAGTCCCGGGCGTCCGTGTTGAGGATCCGCCCCGCCTCGTCGGGATCGATGTAGGGGTAGTACCCGGCCTCTTTCTCGACAGGGATGACCTGCGTGTATTGGGTGACCTTGAACTTCTTGGGGTCCCGTGCGAAATCGACGAGCAGTTTGTCGGTCGCCAGCGCGACCGGCACGAAGGTGTTTCCGCTGGCAGGCATTGTGAGCGGCATCGTTGAGCCTCCTTATCCCAAAGTTTCCCGTGGATAATCACGACAAGGCCGGCCGGACTTTTTGCAGCGGCAGGACCAGACAGAGGATCTTCTGCCCGGCCGCGGTCGCCGACTGGAGGGCCACGGCCCCGTAGTTTTGGATCACCGTCCCCGTCGTGGCGATCGGGACCGCCCGCCCTTGCGAGTCGCTCTTGAGCAGATTGCCTGCCGAGATCGACCCGCCAGCCTCGACAAGACAGAGCTCCCCAACCGAATAGACCGCGACAGACTCACCCGCCTGTGCGGCGTAGTTTGTTGTGATCAGGTCCTGCAACGGCGCCCGGCTGGTCCCCTCATACGCCACCCCGATGATCTCCGCGTTATCGCCGGCTTGCGAAACGGTGTTTTCGGCGGAGAGCGTCACAAATCGGCTAGGGCTGATATTGGTTGCGGCTTTGAAATTCAAAATCGCCATCGTCACACTCCTCAATCAAAGTCTTCCGGCCTTCACCGCTTCCAGGATTTCCTCGTATTCACACGGTTCGCCGAGCTCTTTCTTCCGCTTGGCGATCTCCAAGGCCCGGCGGCGGACGTCCTCGCTGTACTTCTCCCGGGACTCCTCGAGTTCCATGGCCGGCCCCAGCGGGGGCAGCCGCTCGCCGACCGGAATCCGGCGGTAGTTCTCGCGGATCACCGCGATGTGATCACGAAACTGTTCGTCAGTCATCCGTGAGTAACGGCAGCGTTCGACCTCTTTCTCGAGGTCAAAGGCGTAAAACTGCCTGAGTTGAACCAGCTGCGAATAACGCTCGGCGTTGACCCGGGCGGCCCGTTCCGCTTCAACGTCCCGCCGAAGTTTTTCCAGTTCTGTCCGCTGCCGTTCTAGGTGCTGCTCGAGGAGTCGGTAGCGTTCGCGGAGCTCGCTGTCGGCGTCCCGCTCGCGACTGGCCGCCGCCCCGAACATCTTCCGCTGGTCCTCGGTGAGCGGTTTGCCGTGCACGGTGCCGTCCTCCAAGATTTGCTTGGCCTTTTCCGGATCAATTTTGTCCGAGGGCTGGCCCTCGTATTGCTGGGCAGGTTCCTTGGCCGGGGGGCTTTCGGGCTCTTTGGCCTGAGCCTGTTCTTCGGCCATTTTCTTTTTGACCCATTGGACCCAGTCGAGGGCCTCCAGGGCCTCGACGATTTGCTTGAGCAGTTCCTCGTTCATTGTGTAGCGCTCCTGTTTGTTGGACGGGACAAACGTGTTTCCGCCGGATGGCATGGCGAGTGCATACCGCTCGACTAGGACGTCGCCGTCCCGCTCCCGGTAAAGCAACGTCAGCCCCATGTCGAGCCGCGGCGGCTCGGCCCCCAACAGGGCGATGGGGTCGAGGTGCGTCTTCCGCAGGTCATCGACCAGGCGAAATTCGGGACTGCGGCGGGGATACCGCCGCAGGACGTCCTTGTACTCTTTGAAGATGTGAAAATCGGCCAAAATAGCCGGTTTGCCAGCGAATTCGCCCAACCGGAACGGCCCCGCGAAGCCGACGACGGTCGGTTCGGGCCTGTTCTCTCCCGGGGCGGGGGTGTGGCCGATCGTGATCACGGCATAGTCGCCGGGCTCCTC